GCTGCACCCAGAACCGTAAAGGAACCGTCAGTTGAACCGTCAGGGAACCGCAAAGGGGCCGCGCCGCGGCCTGCGGCTGGCGCCGCCTCGGACCTGCCGGCCGGGAAATCGGTGGAAGAGCTGAACAAGGACGAACTGTGGGCGGCAGGAAAGTCGCTGTTGCTGCAATCCGGCATGCCGAAGGCGCAGTGCGGGAGCTTCGTGGGCAAGCTGGTGAAGGACTACGGCGCCGACCTTGTCATGGGGGCAGTGCGCGCTGCTGTCGTGGAGCGCCCCGCCGACTCGGTGGCCTACCTCAAGGCGACCTGCCAGCGGCTCAGGGGCGAGCGCAAGGACGCCAAGGCCACGGTGTTCGAGCAGGGCATGGCAAACGCGGAGGCGGCGAAGCGGATGATCTTCGGGGACGCTCATGCAGCCCAGTGACTACGACGAGTTTTCCGCCTACCTCAACGCCACCGCCGAGTTGCTCAACCGCGGCAAAACGCTGTCCCCGGTGGCAATCGCAATGTGGTGGAACCTTCTGAAGGGCTACGACCTCGCCGCCGTGCGCGAGGCCTTCGACCGCCACATGCGCAATCCCGACACCGGGCAATTCATGCCGGCGCCAGCCGACATCACGAAGATGATCGAGGGCGGCACGCAGGACGCCGCGCTGGTGGCCTGGGCCAAGGTTGACTTGGCGGTGCGCTCCGTCGGCACCTATCGATCGGTCCAGTTCGATGACCCCCTCGTCCACCGGGTGGTCCAGGACATGGGCGGCTGGGTGCTGGTCGGGTCCAAGGACGACAAGGAATGGCCGTTCGTCGCAAAGGAGTTCGTGAACCGCTATCGCGGTTACCGAGGCCGCAGCCAGACCCCCGACTATCCGCCGGTGCTGGAGGGCATCGCCGCATCGCAGAATGCCCAGCTCGGGTTCGCCACCGAAGCGCCGGCGCTGATCGGTGACCCGGCCCGAGCCCGCGCGGTCGGCCTGGGCGGCGTGAACGCGCCCACGGTGGCGATTACCTACGCGGCGCCGCCGGCCTCGATGCGGCTGGCCGACGGCCGGAGGCCCGCATGACCAGCGTGAACAACGCGGCCGAGGCCGCAGCGCGCGAGCTGGCCCAGGCCAAGCCGGTCGGGCGCGACGTGCAATGGGCGCATCGAATCCTGGAGCGTGAGGCGTCTGGCCGAGACAGGCCGCCCGCCGCCGTGCTCCGGATGGCGCGGCGCGCGCTCGGCCTGCCGGAGATGCCGCAATGAGGCCGCCGTGGTCTACCAAGCCGCCGGGGCGCCGCCCGCGAGCCGTGCCAGAGGATATCGAACAAGCCAGCCTCATGGAGTGGGCGGCACTCGCCGAGGCCACGCATCCGGAGCTGGAGCGGCTGTTTCACATCCCGAATGGTGGCCAGCGGCACAAGGTGGTGGCCGCCAAGCTGGTAGGGCAGGGTGTTCGCCCCGGCGTGCCGGATCTATGCCTGCCCGTTCCCCGTGGCGGGTGGCATGGCCTGTGGATAGAAATGAAGTCAGCGACCGGGCGCACGTCGCCGGAGCAACGGGAGTGGCTGGAGTTCCTGGCGCTGCAAGGCTATGCCACCGCAGTGTGCCGCGGCTGGTTCGCCGCCCGGGATGTTCTGTTGGCCTATTTGGAGGGGAGGTTTAAGGGATGAACGATTCACATTTTCTGGCGATGTTGGTCGGCGCAATGTGCTTCGCCGTGATCGGCTTGGCCGTGCAGGGGAACTGGATCGCCGCCGCGGTGGCGGGTGTCGCCGGTGCGGTGTCCGCCGGCCTGGCGCGTGCCGAAGCTTCCCGGGAGGCGGGACATGGGTAGCCCGTTCTCACTCATTTCCTCGCGCGCGCACGCGCGTTTTCTCCAAGGAGGCTCCACATGAAAGGCCATTCCGTGATCGACCCCAACGTCAAGCCGGCCGCGCCGGTCAAGAACTGGAAGGTGCCGCCGCTTCGCCTTAGTCCGGAGATGCGCATCGCGCAGGAGCGCGCCCGCGCCGCGCAACCGCCATTGAAGGCCATGCACGGGAAGGGCCCGGCCGCATGAAGATCGATACGCCGCCGGTGGACTGGTTTCGCGTGCTGGAGGACCTGAATCGGTCCGGATGGTCGCATTACCGGATTTCCGCCGCCATCGGCGTGCCGCGTGTGCGCGTGATCGGCTGGAAGAACCAGGCGCACGAGCCGAAGTACGGCGACGGCGAACGGCTGCTGACGCTGTGGGCGCAGGTTACCGGCCACCCGCGCCTGGCGCCGCCCACCCGCCGCGCCATTCTCAGCGCCGCCGCGGTCTGCAAATAGTCGGGAAACCAGCATGGGGGTCGCCGGAAACTCCGCATGTCCATTCCAGGAGTCCACCATGACGAAGTCCGCAACCCGAAAGCTTTCTGTCCAGGTTCCCGGCGCCCCTGCCGCGCCGAAGGATGACGAGACCGCCACCAGCGCGGGCGACGTGCCGAAGGACGGTGCGCTGGCTGAAGGTGGCGGCGCCCCGGATTCGGCTGCGAACCAGGGCGAGACACCCAAGCCCGACCAGCCCGATACGGCCGCGCTCGAGGCGGAACTCGCGGCGATGCGTGAACACCTGAAAGCGTCCGAGGACGCCCGGGAGGCCGCCGAAGCGGAAAGTCAGGCCCTCCGCGCCGGCCAGGGCGCTACCAAGGTGGCGCCCGTCGAGAAGGACTATTCCCGTATGCGCGCCCATCAGGTGGACCCGACCAAGATCAAGGGCCGCGTGCTCACGCTGGACGGGTGGGTGGTCGGGGTCACGCCGCCGAAGGAGAAGTGATGGGCCTCGAATCCGTCCTGAAGTTGCCGGGCGCGGCTGTCGGCGCGCTGGTGGGCGGGTTGACCGGTGCGGATGATGGCGGATCGGCCGTCGCTGCGCCTGACCCGGAGGCCGAGCGCCGCGCCGCCGAGCAGGCCGCCGCCAGCGCAGCGAACCGGGAAACCGCCGCGCTGCGGTCCCAGCGGCGCAAGAGCAGCCTGCTGGCCACCGGCGCCGGGGGCGCGGCCGATGCACAGACGTCGTCCGTGCTCGCCTATGGCAAGTCCAAACTGGGAAGCTAATCCATGCAAAGCCAGGCCACGCTGTTGAAGCGCCGGTTTGATTCGCTCCGCCAGGACCGGCTGCCCCACGAGAATCACTGGCGGCAGTGCTTCGACTACAGCCACCCGATCAGGGGCCAGGGGTTCAACGGCGAGATCGCCGACACGACCGCCACGCAGTCCCAGCGCGCGCGCATGTACGACGCGACCTCCACGGATGCGGGCAATATCCTGGCCAGCGGGATTCAGGGCGGCATGACGCCGGCCAATTCCCGGTGGTTCGGCATCGGGGTGTGGGATTCGACCAGCGACGAGGAAAGCTGGCTGGACGAGTCGTCCCAGCGGCTGTGGGAGGCGATCCACGCCAGCAATTTCGACGCGGAGAGCTTCGAGGCCAACGTGGACATGGTCGACGTGGGCTGGTTCGTCCTGTTTATCGACGAAAACCGCGGGCAGGACGGGCAGGTCGATGGCTTCCGGTTCGCGCAGTGGCCGATCGCCAGCTGCTACCTAGCCGCGTCCAGGCCCGGCGGCCGGATCGATACGCTGTTTCGCCCGTACCGACTGACCGTCGAGCAGTGCGTGAACGAGTTCGGACTCGACCAGGTGGGCGAGAAGGTCCGCCAGAACTACCTGGCCGGCAAGATGGACGAGAAGGTCGACCTGCTGCATGCGATCTACCCGCGGCAGAAGTTCGTGGTGAACGCCGTCCGCGCCCGCAACCTGCCGTTCGCCTCTGAGCACATCGAGTGCGACAGCGGCAGGATGGTGCGCGAATCCGGCTTTCACGAGCAGCCGTTCGTGGCGCCGCGCTGGTCGGTCATCCCGAACTCGGTCTACGCCACCGGCCCGATGTCGGCCGCGCTGCCGGACATCCTGACGCTGAACGAGTTGAGCAAGATGGAGTTGCTGGCCGCCGATCTGGCGGTCTCTGGCATGTGGATCGCTCAGGATGATGGTGTCCTGAACCCGCGCACCGTCAAGGTCGGCCCGCGCAAGATCATCATCGCCGCCGATACCGACAACATGAAGGAGCTGAAGTCGGGCTCGGATTTCACGGTTTCCTTCACCAAGCGGGAGGAATTGCGCGCGTCGATCCGCAAGATTCTGCTGGCGGACCAGTTGCAGCCCAAGGACGGGCCGGCCATGACGGCCACCGAGGTCCACGTGCGGGTGCAGATGATTCGCCAGCTCCTGGGCCCGATATTCGGCCGCCTGCAGGCGGAGTACCTGCAACCGCTGATCGAACGCTGCTTCGGCCTGGCGCTGCGCGGCGGCCTGTTCGAGCCTCCTCCCGAGAGCCTGCGGGACCGCCCGTACCGCGTCATCTACCTGTCGCCGCTGGCCAAGGCCCAGAAGATGGAGGAGGTCTCCGCCATCGAGGGCACGCTTGTGTCCGTCGGGCAGGTGGCCGCTGCTACGGGCTCGCTGGAGGCGTGGGACAACATCGATCTGGACGAGGGCGTCCGGCACATCGCCGATGGGCGCGGCATGCCGGCGCAGCTTCTGCGGTCGCCGGAGGCGGTCGCGGCGCTGCGTGAACAGCGTGCCCAGGCCCAGGCCGCCGCCCAGCAGCAGGCCGCGCAGCAAGCCATGGCGCAGGAGATGGCCAAGGCCGGCGCCCAGCGGATGGCGAACGCCGCATGAGCTACACCCCGACCCCCGCCGATTACAAGCTGATCTTCGAGGACCACAAAGTGGGCGCCGCCATCCTGGAGCAGATGGTGGCCATTTTCGCGCGCGACACCGTCATCACGGAAGGCGGCATCGACGCTGTTCTCAAGACCTACCAGAAGTCCGGCCAGCGCCAGGTGCTGGATTTCATTCTCATGCAAGTGAGCCGGGCCAACGGCGCCCCGGATCCCAACGCCGACAACCAGGAGTAAGACATGTGGAAGCGACGTTTCGTGCTGTGCGCGCCGGAGGGCGAGGGTTCCTCCGGTGGTGGTGGGGAAGGGCAAGGTGGCACCAACGGAGGCGGTGAAGGCGCGCATGCTGGTGCTGAAGGGAATGGCGCGCCTGCTGGTGGCGACGCCGCGAGCCTACTGGCCCAGGGCGCGCAGCAGGGCGACGCCCCCGGGGATTTCATTCCCGAGAAGTTCCGCGTGAACAAGGAAGATGGATCCTTCGACCTGGAGGCCTCGTCCAGGAAGCTGGCCGAGAGTTACGGCAACCTAGAGAAGCACCGCGGCACGGACGAGGTTCGGCCTGCCACCGCCGACGAATACCAGGTCCAGGTGCCGGAGGCGCTGAAAGACACGTTCGACCCCAAGAACGACGCCGGTACCAAGGAATTTCTGGCCAAGGCGCACGAAGCCGGTTTCACGCAGAAGCAGATCGATCTGGCCATGTCCACGTGGTTTGACATGGCGCCCAAGTTGCTGCAAGGGAGCACCGCGCTGGACCAGACCCAGGCGACCGAAACGCTGAAGAAGGCGTGGACGAACGACGGGGACTTCAACCGCAACGTCGCCAACGCCTTCCGGGCCACGTCCGCCGCGGTGGAGCGTGCGGGCCTGAGCATGGATGAGGTCGAGAAAGCTGGTCTCGGGAACAACCCGACGTTCCTGCGCCTGATGGCCGCCCTGGGACACGAGTTCCAGGAGGACAGCACGCCGGGCACGTTCGAGATGCGCGCGACGCCTCAGGACGACGTCGAGACCATGATGCGCTCCGAGGCGTACACGGATCCCCATCACAAGGACCACGCCCGCGTAAGCGCCGCCGTGCGAGGCTTCTTCGAGCGCAAGCACGGGACCGCCCCAGTCGGCTGAACGCCTGCAAATAGTTGGGAAACCAGCAGCCCCCCCGCGCGACCATACCGGCCATCACTGGCCCGCTTGGCGCGCGGACAACCAGCCCTAGCCCCTTGATGCCGCGGTAGCCGGCGCGCATCGAGCGATGACCGGGCCCGGAATCGGATAACCCGAAAGGCGACCTTACCTTTTGGAGATCCGCATGCCTCAGTCGATCACCCAGGCCTTTGTGCAGCAGTGGGACACCACGATCCAGCTGCAGGCCCAGCAACGCACTTCGCGCTTCGAGACCCGCGTCCACGATCGCGGCAACATCACGGGCGAATCCTTCACGGCCAACCGTCTGGGCGTGGCCGAGGACACCCCCGAGAACAACACTCGCCACGGCGATACCGTCTGGTCCGACATCGAGCACTCGACCCGGGTGGCGATCATGAAGGACTTCTACCAGGCGCTGCCCGTGGATCGTGCCGACGAACCCAAGCTGCTGGCGAACCCGACCGGTTCGTATATGACCAGCCTGGTGGGGGCCTGGAACCGCCGCAAGGACCGCATCATCTACGACGGGCTCATCGGCTCCGCCCAGACCAAGGATGGTGCGCTCGTGGCGCTGCCCAGCGAGCAGATCATCGTTGCGGGCGGCACGGGCATGACCAAGGCCAAGATCATCGCGGCTAAGGCCATCTTCCGGGCAAACGAGGCGGACGAGGAAGCGGACGACCCGCAGGAGCTGTACATCGCCTATACGTCGGACATGCTGACCGACATCCTGAGCGACACCACGCTGACCAGCGCCGACTTCATGGCGGGCAAGATGCTCCAGGAAGGCAAGCTCTCGGACAAGTGGCTGGGCTTCAACTGGGTGCCCTACGAGCGCATACCCACCATCGGCGGCGTCAAGCGCACCGTGGCGTGGGCAAAGGGGGCGCTGCACAAGGGAACCGGTTTCGTCGAAGGCAAGGCCCAGCGCCGCGGCGACAAGAAGGACACGCTGCAGGTGTCGATGGCCGGTTCGTACGGCGCCGTTCGGGTGTGGGAATACGGCGTGGTCGCCGTGGACTTCACCGTCTAACGCCTCCCTCAACCACCCGAAACTCTATAGGAGCCGACCATGGCTGAAGTCAATACCACGCAGGGGGCCAAGCTGCTCTCCAACAAGAAGCTGCTCCCGGTCGAGTCGTTCGGGCGTGTCCGCATCCTGGCCAGCAAGATGCCCGCGACCTACGCCCAGCTCGCCATCAACGACACGATCTTCATCGGGCGCATTCCCAAGGGCAGCCGCATCCTGTTGTCCAACAACCTGAGCACGGCCGCAGGTACGGCGAGCGGCACGATGGATATCGGTCTGCGCAAGACCAGCGACGGCACCGTGATCGACGCGGATGGCATCGCTGCCGCGATCGATGTCGCCGCCGCCGGCAACAAGGCCGCCAACAACGGCGCGCTGATCGCCAACGGCGCCGAGTACATCACGGCCGAGGAGGTCGACGTGTACGCGACGGTCAAGGGCGCGGTGCTGCCGGCGAACACGCCGCTGAAGTTCGAGATCCAGCACGTGCAGGACTGATCTGGTGTCGCCGCTCCGCTCCGAAGCGGAATTGCCCGGGGGCCGTCGTGCCCCCGGTTTTTCTTGAGAGCCTGCCATGTCGGTTGCCACCCCGATTTCCATCTGCTCGAATGCACTCCTCCTGCTGGGTGCCGCGCCGATCTCTTCCTTCGACGATGCGACCGCCCACGCCAAGCTGAGCGCGAACCTGTGGCCCTCGGCCAGGGACGCTGCGCTGCGGGCCCATTCGTGGAACTGCGCGACGAAGCGGACCGTGCTGGCGCCGCTGGCCGATCCTCCCGCATTCGACTTCCGATACCAGTTCGCACTGCCGAGCGACTGGCTCAAGACACTGCAGGTGGGCGAGAAGGGCTGCCAGATTCCGTTCCGCACCGAAGGCCGCCGGCTGCTAGCCAACCAGCAGTCTCTGGCGCTGGTCTACATCTACCGCAACGAGAACCCCGCCACCTGGGATGCCCTGTTGGTGGAGCTGGCCGAGATGATCATGCAGGCCAAGCTGGCCTATCCGGTGACGAAGTCCACCACACTGCGGGATAGCCTGAACCAGCAGGTCGAGTTCATGCGCATCGCCGCGCGGGCGTCCGACGGCCAGGATGATCCGCCCGAGGAGCTGGAGGGCTCCAGCCTCATCGACGCACGTTTCCGGGGCTGACCATGCCACGCGTCAACACCATCCAGACCAATTTCACCGCCGGCGAGCTGTCGCCGCGCGTCATGGGGCGCGTGGATATCGCCCGGTACCAGAACGGCGCCGAGCAACTGCGCAACGTGATCCCGGACATCTACGGCGGCGCGCGGCGGGCGCCGGGCACCCGCATGATCGCCGGGGCCAAGTACGGCGACCGGCCCTTCCGGCTCATCCCCTTCGTTTTTAGCGAGGAGATCGCCTACTCCCTGGAGTTCGGGGACGGGTACATGCGGGTGTTCCTGCAAGGGGCTGGCCAGGTCATGGTGGGCGGGGTGCCGTACGAAATCGCCACGCCGTACGGGGTGGATCTCCTGCGCGAGCTCCGGTTTGTGCAGCGCAAGGACACCATGTTCCTGTGCGATGGCGTCCATCCGATGCACACGCTGCGCCGGCTGGCGCATGACCACTGGGTGATGGCGCCGGCTGCGTTCTCGGTGGTGCCGTTCGAGGAGGTTGGCGATGCGTTGCCCGCCGCCCTGACCCTGAGCGACAACACGGTCGGCACGGGCCGGACCGTCACGGCCTCGGCCTCGATCTTCGTGGACGCGGACGTGGGGCGCGAGATCACGCACGTTGCTGGTGCCGCGACTATCACGGCAGTGACCGGGCCTGCGGCCGCGACGGTCGATATCACGGCGGAATTCCCGTCCACCGTCCTGCCGGCCGGCCAGTGGGTGCTGGAGGGCAGCCCGCAGGCCGAACTGAAGCCCTCGGCCAAGGGCGAGATCGGGCAGGAGATCACGTTGTCCTTCCCGAGCAGCGACACGCCCATCTACGGGCCGACGCTGGCGCTGGTGGGCGCAAGCTGGGCCTCGGGGGAAGTGACCGTCGTCACGGGCTCCGCCCACGGCATTTCGCCCGGGCAGAATGTCCAGATGCGAGACAACAGCCCGGCGGCCTACAACGGCACGTTCGCGGTTTCCAGCACGCCGACTTCGTCGTCCCTGACCTATGCCATGCCGACGGACCCGGGCCTGGCGGACACCCTCGGTACCGTCCGGACCGTGACCAGCTCGACCACGGCGGTCAACGGCTGGCGCGCGAGCGATGTCGGCAAGTTCGTGCGGATCAACCGCGGATTGGTGCAGATCACCGCCGTGGACAGCGGATCGTCCGCGCGCGGCATCGTGAAGCAGGCCCTGGATTCCGACGTGGCTGCTCCGGCGGATGCCTGGGTGCTCGAGGGGCCGGTGTGGTCGGATGCCTTCGGGTACCCCAAGGCCGTGACGATCAACGGCCAGCGGCTGGTGGCGGGCGGCACGACCCGCTTTCCCAATGGCGTATGGGGCAGCCGGACCGGCCTGTACTTCGATTTCACCAAGGGCGACGCCGACACGGACGGCTTTTTCTTCGACCTGGATTCTGACCAGGTGAACATCATCCAGCACCTGGCCGGCCTGCGCCTGGTGGTGCCGCTCAGCTACGGCGGCGAATCGACCCTGGACGGCGGCGTGGAGAAGCCCATCACGCCCACCAACGTACGCGCGAAGGACCAATCGGTCTATGGG